TTCTGCTAGAGGTCGTGGCGCAACTCCTGGGGTTGTTAATGGCTATCAAATCGGTATCACAAACCAAGTTCCTTCTAACTTGACTAAGGGTTCTGCAAGTTCTGTTTGTTCAGCCGTTCTATTCGGTGACTTCTCACAAGCACTTGTTGGCTTCTGGGGCAACGGTATGGAAATTGCAGTGAGTGACGCAGATGGAACAGACTTCACAAAAGCTCTTGTTTCTGTCAGAGCGTTGACAACCTTAGATGTTGCAGTTCGTCAGGCAAGCGCATTTAGTGCGATCTTAGACGTTTTAACTTAATGATTAGCGGGGTCGGAAACGGCCCCTTTTTTCTTATGAAAGTATTACTAACAAGGAATGTTGCTGTTAAAGGTCAGCATTTAGCAGAGGGAGAAACCCACGATTTAAACGAGGTTGATGCAAAGTATTTAATTCGTAATGGCAAGGCAACAGAAGCGGTTGAAGAATGTTCAATGCCAGAAGCTTCTTTACCTCCAGCCCCACCAACTGCATCAAAAACAAAAAAGGTAAAAGCAAGTGTCGATAGCGACTGATTCATTAGACGCAATTTTTAACGTTGATGAGACTTCATTGGTTAAGTCTGGAACTATTGTTGGGCGTGGTTATTTAGATCAACCGACATCAGTTTTGGCAGGCGGTGAAGTTTTAGCCGTTGATTATGTTTTACATGTTAAAAATTCTGATTTTAGTTCGTTAAAATTTGGCGACACGTTAACGGTGCAAGATGCAAATGGAAATGATGTGAGTTATACGGTGCGAGTAAATGAAGCTGATATTGATGGTCTGACGCGTCAAATTTCATTATCTAAGGTCTAATGACAACAATAAGAGAGAATATCTTGGATGCTGTTAAGGGTGCATTGGCTGGTACTACCTCAGTCGGCACACGCATTTATCGGTCTAGGGTCACGGCGTTAACACGGGCAGAAAGTCCAGCTCTTTTAGTGTCTTGGTCAAATGATACGGCAACACAAACAACCTCACTAGCAACACTTGACCACACACTTACAATTGATATTTCTGTAATTGTTCGAGGTGATACCCCTGACGAGGTCGCAGACCCGATTGTTGAAAGCTTGCATAATAAAATTATGACTAATGCAACATTAGATAATTTGATCAGTGATATTTATTTGACGACAACAACGAACGAGAATATCGACGCTGATCAACCCGCCGGAATTATTAGTTGCTCTTACGAAATTCAATATCGGACATTAAATAATAATTTGGCTTCCGACTAAGCTTAAATAGCAAGTTTCGTTTAATATGTAGACATATTGTAATTTGATTTGGTTAGATGGCTGTTTTACGAACAAAGAAGACGCTGGTAGCAGCCAAAAAAGAAAGTTCTTATGGATCGGCGGCTACACTGGCTGGAACCGATTCTGTTTTAGCGACTGACGTATCACTGGAACCTGTCGCTGCAACGGCGTTAGATCGAAATACAATTGATGGAAAATTTGGCTCTAGACCTTTTATTCAAACTAATACGCACGTCAGTTTAACTTTAACTGTTTCGGCTACTCCATCAGGCACAGCAGGAACCGCGCCAGATTATAAAGATCTTTTATTAGGGACTGGTTTAGTACACGATGATCAAGCTTCTACAAATACATTTACCCCAGAAACCAATTTAGAAACGGCGGATAGTTTAACTATTGGGGTTTATATAGATGGTTCATTACATAAAATGACAGGGGCAAGAGGAAGTTTTACTTATCAGATAGAGGCAGGCGACACACCAAAATTTGTATTTAATTTTCTTGGATTGTATAACGCTCCAACAGCAACAGCGATATTAACGCCCACTTATGCTCAATTGGTGCCAAAGGTTGCGAACAGTACAAACACAACTGCATTCCAACTTCACTCATACGCGGGCGCATTGAGTTCATTTAGTTTTGAGCAAAATAACAATCTTTACTATTCAGAATTAGTAGGAAGTTCAAAACAGGTCAGGATCACAGACCGCGCAAGTTCAGGAAGTGTTTCAATTGAATCGGTTGCGTTAGGTACGAAAAATTATTATGAGATCGTTAATTCAACAGCAACAGGAAACCTAACCCACCAACACGGGCAAACAGCAGGTAATAAGATCACATTTACCGCAGCTCAAACACAGTTGGAAACAATTGGACAGGGTGAAAATGAAGGTTATCAAATGTTAGATATTGGTTATAGAGCATTGCCTAATAGTGGCAATGATGAGTTTACGTTAACTTTCAGTTGATATTGCGAAAGTTGTTAATTGGGTCTACCCTAATATTTAGACGTATTTATTTAATTGGCTTTAATCTTAAAGAAAGAAGATGTCTATCTTTGGCCTGTAAATTTTTCAATGCCCGTTGATGATGGGAGACATGAAAAAGTAAATTTTAAATGTAAGTTTAAAAGAATTAAACAAACTGAGGTCGAAAAATATCAGCAAAAATTCACAACAACTAATAATTTAAAAGCAATGTTTGAAGCGGCTAGAGAGTGCGCTAAAAAAGTTGTTGTAGGTTGGCAAGATGTGATGGATGAGGAAGGTAATCAGATTGAATACAATGAAGACAACTTAAATGAATTGTTAGAGATACCAGCGCTTTCAATTGCTGTTTCTACAAGTTATGTAAATTCATTAACTGAGGCAAAAAGAAAAAACTAATAGAGGTTGTTGATTATATTTATAGAAATAGTAAAGAAAAAGAAGGTAATTTAGAGCTAGAGGCAGCGGCCAAGGCGTTCGGTGTGATATTGCCTGAGAAAAAGGATATTGATTTTTGTTTATGGCCTGAGCATGAAAAGACGTTTGATTTGTTTATGCGTTGTCAAACTCAATGGCGAATCGGTGGCATAGGTTCGATTACTGGCTTTTGCTACGACTCAGTATTAGCCATTGCTAAGCTATACGAGTATGATGATCTTAAATTTGTGATTGAAGAATTGCAGGTTATGGAGGTTAGAGCAATTGAAATTTTAAATAAGGAGGCTAACAAATAATGCCTAGAGGAATCCCCGGTTCTGGTAATAGCAAATACGGAATCACTATCGCCGCGAATGTTAAAGGGCAACATAAAATTAAAGCTCTTGGGAACTCCATGCAGGGCCTTCAAGGTCGGGCAAAGAATCTAGCGGGAGCATTCAAAGGATTACTTGGCCCATTACTTGCAATAGGTGGGGCAGCGGTAGCAGTTCAAACACTTAGAAAAAGCTTTGATGTATTAGCAGAGCGTGAGGCAGATTTTGCAACGTTGGCAAATGGATTAACGAGGGTTAGCACTGACGCACCAAAGGCGGCAAAGGCTTTAAGAGCTATGGCTGACGAGTTAGGTTTCAAAACTTTATTTGATGAAAAGGCATTCCAGAAAGGGTTTGCGTTGTTAACCAGTTTTAAAAATATTGGTATTGATTCTTATGGCCGGGTAGCAGAAACAGCGGCGGATTTAGCGCAGATTAACCAAGTTGATTTAAAAAGTTCTTTCTTACAATTAGCAAAAGCTTTAAGTGATCCGACAAGAGGATTAACGGCGTTGTCTCGTTCAGGTGTGATATTTACGGATCAACAGAGAGAAATGATTCTTGAGTTGCATAACTCAGGTCAACAGATGAAAGCGCAAGCTGAAATTCTTAGGATCGTTGAGGGAAGTTATAAGGGCGCAGCAAGGGCAGCGGCAACAGGTTTAGCGGGTGCGTTTGATACGTTAGGGCAAAAGGTCAGAGACTTTAATGAAGCATTAGGCGGGGCGGCTGAGCCGTTTATGGAACCATTAGTTAGAGGAACGAGTGAATTATTTGGAGTTGTAACTGATGGCTTAAATGCAATTAGTGATGATATGGTCGTTTTTGCTAAAAATATCGAAATAGCTTTAAAGCCTGTTTTCAAGTGGATTATTGACAGTTTAAAAAATATGTTTGAGTGGTTTGATGCGGTGTTTGCAACGCAAAGGAATTTAGCAACTATTCAAGTTAAAACGGGTGATCAATTTAAGGAAGTTAGAAACCAACTTTTATTAAATGCAAAAGGTATTACTGACAAAGATGGAAACCTAAGAAATTTCGGTTTACCTGCAAGTAATAACAGAGCAGAACAAAGAGCGAAAGAAATGGCTGGCGTTTACACGATGGAAGATATGCCAAAAAACTTTCCGAGACTTGGACTCTTAGGAAAACAAAAACCTTGGGAACATCTAGTTAATGATGCTGTTAACGAAATTTTTCAAGAAAACGTAGCGACTTATGTTGAAAAAGAATTAGGTCTAAAAGCTATTAAGCCAAAAATCGAGGAAGTTACAGTTTCATTAGAAGGCAATATAACAAAATTAAAAGGATTAAAGAAAAGTAGCGATGGAGTAAATGAAAGTTTAACTAGTGCATTTGGTCAAAAGGGTCAAAAGAAACTTGATTCATTCCAAGATTCATTAACTGATGTTGGTTCAAAAATGGCTGACGTTGTAATTAAGGGATTTAAGGGAATGGAAGACGCGCTGACGGAATTTGTTATGAATGGCAAATTATCTTTTAAATCATTAGCCGATAGCATTATCAAAGACATGATCCGAATCGCAATACAGCAAACAATCACCGCGCCTTTGACTGGTTGGTTTAAAGGGTTATTTAAAGGCCCGTCTATTGGAACGCAAGTTGGGAATTTAGCGGGAGAGTTTGCACCTAAAGCAATGGGTGGGCCTGTTGGGGCTGGTAGAAGTTATTTAGTAGGAGAGCGCGGCCCTGAATTATTACGTCTGGGTAGTAAGGGCGGTCACATCACCCCGAATCATGAACTAGGCGGTAATACCTCAGTGGTCGTAAACGTAGATGCTTCAGGTTCACAACAAGTGCAAGGGGATTCAGATCGGGCGGGGCAATTAGGTGAGGTTATATCTCAAGCAATCCAGCAAGAGTTAATGGTTCAACGTAGACCCGGAGGATTACTCGCAACCTAATGGCAAACTTTCCAACAACTCCAGCTCCTAGCTATGGAGCACAAAAAACAAGTTCTCCAAAAACTCGAATGACACAATTTGGGGACGGTTATGAACAAAGAGTTGATTTTGGCTTAAATCAAAATCCAAAAGAATGGAACTTGACTTTTCAAAATATTTCAGAAACAGATGCAGACACAGTAGAAACTTTTTTAAATAGTCGCGCAGATGATAATGAAAGTTTTGGTTGGACACCTCCAGATGAATCAACTTCTTATAAATGGGTCTGTAATAGTTGGACGAAGACAATTCCTTATAACAACAGGGCAACAATTCAAGCAACCTTTAGACAAGTATTTGAACCATAATGCCTATACCAATTGCAGAATTACAGAAAACCAACCCGTCAGCAATTATTGAATTGTTCACGTTAACGATGGATTCATCAATTCATGGCTCATCTGTTGATTCTGTTTATCGTTTTCACAACGGTGCTAATCACTCAAACGGACAAGTTGTATGGGCGGG